CCGCCGGTCCCGTGGCCTGGGAACTGATGCGGGCCAGCGGGATGATCCCCAAGGACGCGACCAAGGATCGGACGGTGGGGATACAACCCTGGGCCGTGCCGGGGTACCAGGGCGAGTTTCCGAACATCACGGGCGGCAAGACGGACGAGCAACGGATCTACATCGGCGATGCGAAGAAACTGCCCCGGGACAAGCAGGGAGGCTTCGACTACTCGATGTTCGAGGGTTCGGTGGGGAACCCCAGCCTGACCGACACCGGGGCGCCGAGGCCCCAGGCCACGCCACCCGCGTCCGGGACCGGCCTGGGCACGCCCCTGGGATCAGCGGGTAGCCTGCCGGACGGGCCGTTCACGGCGAAGTCCACGGGTAAAAAATACATCGTCCAGGACGGTCAGCTTTACGCGGCGCCACCCTGATGGCCGGCGACATAGACAGCCTGATCCGCGCCGCCGCCGAGCGGTACAACCTGGATCACGACATGTTTCGTCGCCAGTTGGTGGCGGAAAGCGGGCTCAACCCGAACGCGCGCAACCCGTCCGGCGCGTCGGGCATCGCGCAGTTCATGCCGGCCACGGCGCGGGGACTGGGGATCGACCCCATGGACCCCTCGCAGGCGATCCCCGCCGCCGCGCGGTACATGCGGGAGAACCTGAACCGGTTCGGCGGCGACTACACGCACGCGCTGGCCGCGTACAACTGGGGTCCCGGTAACGTGGCGTCCAAGGGTATCGCCAGCATGCCCGCCGAGACCCAGAGATACGTCGCGCACATCATGGGCGGGAGCGGCGGCGGTCCCCCCGCGCCCATGCAGGACTCAACGCCCCCTGGCCCGCCCCCAGGGCCGTTGACGGCGGCGGTGGCACCGGACGGTCCTCCCCTTCCGATGTCGCCGCCGCCACCAGAGTCCAACCCGCTGGGGGCGCCCACGTCACTGGCGGATGCGTTCATGCAGGCGGCGCGGCGAGGCCGGGGAGTGGTGTGAATGTCAGGCAATCAAACCGATCCGCTCGACATGACGGATCAGTACAACACACCGCTTACACCAGAGGGCGAAGCCCAGTATCAGCAGTGGCTGGCGCAGCAGTCCCAGGCGGCGGGACGTGACATGTCCCGGGACACCTACGACTATGACATGCGCGGCGCTTTTCTTGGTGGCGCTGGTCGAGCCGGCAACGGTCACTATCCCGATACTTACAAGAAACCCAACCATCCGAGCTTTTCGGATCAGAGCCAGTATCACGGCGCCGATGGGCACCTGGGCGGCGCGTGGTCCCAGGCGCCAAATGGCGCGTGGCGGTTCGCCCCTGGACCCACCAACCTCCAGATGCACGGTCCCGCCGGGCTACAGAACTATTTCCAGCGAGGGGACCCGAACGTGATCCTGGACCTGCCGCCCGCGCCGGCCCCGACGCCCGCCCCAGCAACGCCAGTCGCACCCCTGTCGATGCTGGATTACGTCCGACAGTCCATGGCGCGGTCCAGCTAGATGCCGCCCGATGGGATGCCTGATCTTCGTGACCTCGTCCCCACGCGATCCGAGGACCCGGCGCGATCCGAGGCAATGCCGAACCTCCAGGACCTCGTGCCGACACCAGCACCGCCCCAGGCGCGCACCGAGGTGATGCCTGATCTCCGGGACCTCGTACCCACGCCGCCGGCCCAGGCCACGCCGTCCCCGGCGATAACCACGCCAGCGGGGCCAGCCGCGCCCCCGGGACCCTGGATGCTGGGTGAGACCGGGACGCCGGATGATACCAACCCACTGGACGCGCCGCCGTCCACGGGGCCGCACGGGTTCGGCGTCAGCCTGGTCGAAGGCATCGTGGATACCATGTCGCAAGGACGCCAGCTTGCCCGGGGCGAGGCGTTTTCCGACGAGAACATTCCACCGCCCGTGGAGCGCACGTTGCTGGGTAAAGCGGCCTACGCGCTGGCTCCCGGGGCGGTCACCGCGTCCGGTATCGCCGTGGGCGCGGCGGGTGGCGCCGCCGGGGGCACCGCCGTCGGAGGACCGGCGGGCGGTGTCGCGGGCGGCATCGCCGGGGGCATCGCCGGGGGTGGCGCGCTGGGCTTCGCGCAGTCTTTGATCCCGTCCTACCAGGACGCCCGCAGACGCGGTCTGAGCCATGACGACGCGGTGAACGAAGCCTACAAACTGGCGGCGGCGAGCGGCGTACTGACAGGTGCCACGGCGCCGCTGTTCGCCTGGGCGCCGTTCAGGAGTTGGGTCGGTAACCTGCTGTTGCATACGACGGTGACGGGTCCCGCCATCGGCGCCACCGAGCGCGGCCTGATCAACCCGGCGATCACCGGTCAGCCGGCGCCGAGCGCCGAGGAAATGGCGTCGGGGTTGCTCTCCGATATCGTCATGGGCGGCATGTTCACCGCCGGCATGCACGGCGGTCCCGCGCTGGCCCGGCGGTTCATGCCCGATGGCAGGCCGATCCTGGACGTGGGTGTTCCCGAGACACCGCCCGGGCAAGGCTTGCTGACCAGTACTCCTGGCGTCGCGCCCGCGCCCGAGCCGCCCCCGCCAGGGTCCTACGGGCGCGAACTGTTCACCGCGCCCACCGAGACGGCGCCCCCCGTCGTCACGCCTGTCAGCGGCGGTGTGCCACCAACCATGCCGCCACCGACAGAACCAGCGACGCCACCGACAGGACCAGCGACAGAGCAACCACCCATCCCACTTCAACCTCCAGCCAGGACAGAACCTGATGTTAGCACAGTCCAGCCCCGCCCAGGTGAACCCGTCGAGCCCGTCACTCTCGCTGCCCCTGCTGTTCCCGAACCGCCCCCCGACCAGACGATCCAACCCGCCCCCGGTGAAACCGCCCGTCCTGGTTTGGAGCCGACCGCCGGTCCAGCTGGAACTGTTCCCGTGGATGAAACCCAACCCGGCGGGCAACAACCAGTTGAGCCGGGCATCGCTCCCGGCGTGGTTCGACCCGAGCCAGCTGCTCCTGCCTCAGAGCCTCAAACCTCTCGCATAGAGCCTGGAACCGAACTGCCTGTCCCGGGACCAGTTGAACCTGTCCCGGGACCACGGCCAGCGGAGCCGGCACCCCCGGCGGAACCGACCGAGCCATCGATCCGGGGGAGCACACCGAGGGAAACCTTCGACGCGTTAACCCGGTTCAACGCACCCGACGAAGCCTATCGCGACATGCTTTCCACCGGCACCAAGGAGCCCCTCAAAGCGGGCGAAACGTGGCGCGACCGGGCGGAACGCTACGTCAAAAGCCTGGAAGAACCCACACCCACGGCCCCCCGTGTCGTCAAAGGTGGGCCTGGGTGGGACCCCAACAAGAACCCCGTCGCCCCCGGCGGTCCACTCGCCGAGCCCCCGCCCTCCAGTGAACCGCCGCCAGCGTGGCGCGCGAAGAACCGGGACATCCCTGACACGCTCTATCGTGGCTCCGGGCGCGAGGACCAAACAGGCGTCTACAATCCCGCCGGGGGCACGCCGATCCCGATCCTGGGACCGGGGCGCTATCACGCGTTCACCGAGGAACGCGCCAAAAAGTATGGCCCCAACATCGAGATCACGCCCAACGATCTGCGTAACCCGCTCATAATCAGATCCGACGAACAGTGGAAAGCCCTGACCAAGGAAGCCGGCTGGGCGTTCCCCAACCCGTTCGGACTGAGCAAGGAGGTCATCACCCGAAACACCCAGGCCATGCGAGACCTCGTCGAGGCCAAGGGCCACGACGGTGTCATCGTTCACTGGGACGACAGCACTCACCTGGACGTGGACAGTCAGGGCCGAGGCATAAAGTTACTGCGCAACGTGTTTCGCGACCCCCAGGCGGTGGACTACCGAGGCACGGGCACCGCCGAGGATACCCTGGCGAAACGCGGTTTCGGGGGCCAGACCCGAACCCCGAAAGCGCCGGGAACACCCGACCCGCTACCCAAACGCGTCGGCGCCGCCCCCCGCGTGGCGCCCGAACCCGTACCCGAACCGGGCCGCGCGCCCACCCTGGAGGATTATAATTACTCACGCGATGTGAGCATGCACCGGCAGGCGTTCCACGACGCGCTGGCCGGGACCGGCGAGGACCCCAGGACCGCCGCCAACAAGCCCATGCCGGAGCAAATCGCCCTGCTCAGTAAAGCGGTCAAGGATAAATACGGTTTCACCGACGTAACGGTACGACCCGGGGCCGAACCCCGGATCGTGCGCGACCAACTCCTGAACATGCACCAGAACATGCAGAACATGGCGCACGCGCTGGGCTGGGCGCCCGAGGTGATGTCGCTGGACAGACTGGTCAACCTGGACCTCGTGCCGCGCCAGTTCGATGGCGGGCACTGGATGGGACGCTACCAGTGGGGCGGTAACACCAAAACCATCCAGATTTCCGGCGGGTCGAACAGTTTCGCGCACGAGTTATGGCACGGGATCGATAATTATCTCAGCGACGTACTGAACAAGAACCCCAACAAGCAGGCGCTTTTCACACGGTCCGCCCGAGCCGGCGAACTGGACCCCGCCCAGGACCCGGTGCAGGCGGCGTTCGCGCATGTGCTGAACACCATGAGCCATGGATCGGGCGAGATTTTGTTACGCCGGCTCATACTGGAACAGACCGCCAAACAGGTGAACAAGGCCGGCCAGCCCACGAAGCGGGCGGTGGACGCGCGTGCCATGCTGGACCGGCTCAACGCCGCCGCCACGGGTGGCCTGCGTATCCCGGACAGCGACTTCGTGAAGCAGGCGAAAGGACTGCCACAACCGCGCTACCACGCCAGCGTGGAGGAACTGTTCGCCCGCATGGCCGAGGCGTACACCGCGTACAAGATGGTTCAGGCCGGCGTCCCGGACACGGCGGGCGTGGCGAAATCCGATCAGGCGTACCAGGACGAAACGATCCGCTACCTGCGCGAGGCTTACCCCGACCCAGGCGACCGGCTGCGGCAGTTCGCCGCCATGGATAACCTGGTCTACGAGATGCAACGCGCGGCGGTGCTCAACCATGGCCACGCGCCGGCCCAGAGAGCGTCCACGGCGCGCACCCTGGCGATGTGGCATGACCGCCCCCCGGATATCGGTCCCGGCTTCATGGCCGCGCTGCGCGCCGACATGGCGGCGTTGCGCCCGGACCGGCTGCTGAACAGCGATCACGACCAGATCGTGTTCCCAAAAGACCGCGAACCGCCGCCGCCCACCTGGAACACCAGGACCGGCGTGGCCCGGCCCAAGAACGCGGGCGAACGCATGGGCGACGCGGCGGGAGGCTGGTTCCTCTCGGTGATGGGCAACCTGGAACGCTGGCGGAAGCAACTTCCCCCGGGCGCGCGGCCCTACCTGACCCAGATCCTGGATCGGGTCGGGGTCTCCCACGAGGGCCGCTTGCAGCCCATGACGTTCGAGGAACGCTACCGGCATCCTTCGCGCAAGAAATCCGCCGAACTGAGCGATGCGTTCCGCGACAGCGGCCTGGTCAACAGAGTGGGGAGAATATACACAAGTAAAGCCGACGACGAAATGATCTGGCACACCCTGACCACGGGTGAGCACACGTATCCCACGAACCACCTGGACCCGAACGGTCCCCGGGTGCCGATCCCCGGCAAGATCCTCGACTTCGCGGAAAAAGCCCGGCCCATCCTGGACGCCATGCACAAGATGGCGGACGACGCCGGGCTGAAAGTGGGTCACGCGTCGGAGGGCGGCGGCTACGCGCCGCGCACCTATGACGATCACAAGATCCTGGGTCACGAGGGCGAGTATCGCCGCGACATGACCGAGGTCGTGAAGATCATCTTCAACAACGATATCGACGCGGTCCCGGACGCGGAGCAGCCAGCCCGGTTGCACCAGTGGTGGCGCGGCGTGGGCGAGGCGGTGCGCGACGATCCCATGCTGGACCCGAAAATCCGCGACGCGATGGAGACACTGGGTAAAAACCTGACACGCATCAAGAACATCGAAGCCGAACTGGCGGCGGGTCCCGGCGGTCCCGGGGTCAACCCCACCACGCACGATCCGGTGAAACTCAACGCCGACCGGCTGACCCTCATCGATGAAAACCAACAGATTTTCGGTGCGTTCCGTAATCGGGTCCGGGACCATTACGCGCCCATCGAAGCGAAGAACCGTTTCGATCGGATCGCCAAAGGCGACATATCGAACTGGGAGACCTTCGGCCCGAAGTCGCAGTTCCTGAAGGGCCGGACCCTGCCGCCGGAAGCGGATCGCATCCTGCGGAACTGGATGATCCAGAAGCCGAGGGAGGGTTTGCTCAACTACATTCACGGCATGAGTCAGAAGGTCGCCTACCACGAGATATTCGGTGAAACCGGTGGGGAAATCGAGAAGCTGATCCAGCACATGGTGGACGCGGGCGCGCACCGCACCATCACCGACGAGATCAGCCGGGCGGTGGAACTGCTCACCGGGCGGGCGCTGCGCGACGTGGACAACGCCACCAACACGATCACCAACACGGTCGCGGCGCTGGGCACCATGATGCTGCTGCCCGGGGCGTCGATCACCGCGCTGGGCGAGCCCGCCGCGACGTTGATCAACGGCGGCAACATGCGGCAACTGGTCCGCACCTACACCAACCTGGTCGGGCAGATCCTGCGCACCGCCAAGGGCGCCGAGCGGATGGCGGCGGTGCGCTATATCGGCGGCGTCATCGACAGCATGCAGAGCAGCGCCGCCGCCAACCGGTTTCAGGACTACTCGGGAACCCCGCGCATCGCCAGCCTGGTGAACGGTTTCATGGAACTGGCCATGGGCAAGATGATCCGGCACCTGCGCGCGGCGGGGCTGGACGCCGGGTCCCGTCACCTGATGCCCTTGCTGCTGAAATACGCGACCGAACCGGCCAAGGGCGACTACGAACTGAACCGCCAGGACGACGCTCAACGCATGCTCCGGGAGTGGGGTGTCCCGGACAGGCGCATGGCCGAGCTACGGGATTTCCTGGACCAGGCCGGGGGACCGCCAACACCAGCCCAGATCGCCGCCGCCGGTCGCGTGGGCGAACTCTACGAGTTCGCCGCCAACCGGATGCTGGATCGCTTCAACCAGGACCCGTCACCCGCCGAGAAACCCGTGGGCGGCATGAAAAACCCGGTCCTGCGCATGATGTTCGGGCTGACCTCGTTCATCTACACGTTCTTCCGCCACACCATGATCCCCTGGCTCGAAAAGGCCGGGCACGCCCGCCAGCGCCAGTTCGACCGGTCCACCGAAGCAGGAGACAGGTTCCCGAACATGCAAGCCGAGGCGGCGCGGTTCGCGTCCTGGACCGGGGCGCTGACCGGCATGGCGGTGTTCCTGGCCGGGACCGCGCTGCTCTACTCGGTGCGGACCTTCTTCCTGAGCCATCAGGTCTGGCAAAAGCATGCCGAGGCCGGCGACCTGCTCCCCTGGCTGATCAGCGGCGCGATCTCCCAGTCGGGCATCGCCGGTCCCCCCGATATCATCCTCCAGGGTCTGGTCGGACTGCGCTACCGCGCCGATGTCGCCTCGTTCACCCAGGGCGCCTACCCGGCGGCGATCACGCGTGGGCTCTCCGACATCGCCAAGATGTTCGCCGCCGTGTTCGGCAAGACCCCCGGCACCAACACCGATGTCTATAACGGGCTCTACGCGCTGATCCAGATGATCGCCAAGCCCGGCATGCTGGCGAGCCTCACATGGTTGGCGCAGCACGTCCCGGAGGGCGGTCCGCTGGCGGCGCTGATCACCGCCGCGTCGGTTGTCGGCACGTCTTCCACCGTCACACGGGGCGCCACCACGATGCTGGCCGGCGAGCGGGGCACCGCTCTGCCCGATAAGCCCGCCGCCGGGCCGAGGGCGGGAGCGATCCAGTTGCCGTCAGGCCATCCGACATCAGTACACCCGGCCCGGTCCGGCGCCGGGGCGATCCAGTTACCCGGACCGCGTACCGACAAAGCCGGCACGGGGGCCAGCGCGAGCGGCGGCATGACCAGCATCGCCGCCGGGGCGCTCGATGATGTCGCGGTGCCCTTGCTCAGGGTGATGCCGCCATGGGGCACCGCCGCCGCCGTGGGGGTGAGCGCCGTCACGGCGTTCGGCGCCATTCTCAAACAGGCGCACGAGTACAAGACCCAGGGCGTTCCACCGGAGAAAGCGCGCTGAACCGCTGTCGGGTGTTGCGTTCTCGAAAAACAGATCGTAACGATAAAACCGTGTCTTATCAACGGTAATGCGTTACGTATGTGTCACAGTGCCAAAATCCGGCACAAAACACCGTGGGGTGTCGTCACAAAACACCATATGGTTCAACAGCTTACGGCCATAATGTTGGTTATCGTGACAGAATGCAAAGATTTGCGACTAAGCAACAAAGCCAACATGTTGGTTTGTTGGTTTTCCTGGAAATCCCTGATGTATCCTGGCCTTTTCGGTGTGTTGCGTAAAGCGTGTAGCTATGGTCAAGGGGGTGTATCAGGTGGTGTTTTGTGCCGGATTTCGGCACTAAATTTAAGTTTGTATCGCGAAAATCCAATGGCCACGGGCCTCGCCGGGCCGAGTGCCGAAGTCAGTGCTGAAAAATATTGTTGGGTTTCAGGCGTCTTTCCGGTAGCGCCGGCCAATGGTCGCGGCGGCGGCGACGGGCAGTCCCGGCGCCCAGGAAGGGCACCGGTTCATCGCTCGTGACAGCCACGCTTTGGCGTCCTCGGCGCGATCCTCGGGGACCTCGGCTATGAGTTCGTCATGCACCGTCGCGATCAGGGGAGGCCCGGCGCGATGCACCCGGATGATCGCCTCGCACATCACGTCGCGGGCGATGGCCTGGACCAGATTTTCCACGAGCTTGCCGGGCCAGGACCGCACCCAGGCCCAGCGCCCCTGTTCGACGCCCCGGTAGACGAACTCCAGGTGACCGTGCTCGGGGTGCCGGCGGACCTGGGGCTCGCGGTAGACCAAAGCCCGTCCGCTCGGCAGGGTGATATCCAGGCTCTGGGACCGATGGCTGAAAGTCATGCCCCGGAAAGTCACGGCTGATCCCACCGGACCCGAAGCCACGGCCAACGCGATCTTGTGCGCTTCCCACCACAGTCGCACCACGCGATGGTTCAGACCGCGCCAGCCGGCGACGGCGTCCTCGGCCTCGCCCTCGGTGAGGCTCACGCCGAAGCCCCGCGCGGTGTCGCGGAACCGCCTCGGTCCCATGCCGAACCCCGTCGCCAGGACCAGGACCTTGCCAAACTGGCGGTTGTCGGAGCCCAGCGACTTCGCCGTGTAGGTGTAGACATCCTCGTCCCGGCGGAACAACTCGACCACGTCATCCTGCCCGGCCAGCCAGACCAGTACCCGGGCCTCGATCTGGGATAAATCACAAGATACCAGCATATGCCCTGGCGCCGCCTCGATGACGGATCTGAGCATCGAGGCGAGACAGCCCATGGGTGAGTCCTCGAACAGTAAATCCAGATCCTCGACCCCGGCCCCGGCGTTGACCACGTCCACCGCGCCATGCACGTCCTTGATCGTACCCCTCGGGAAGTTCTGCCATTGCACGCCCCGGCCCGCCCAGCGGCCCGTCCTGTTCGCACCGTAATACTGGAACCCGCCCCGGACCCGGTCGTCAGCCGAGACCCGGTTGGCGATGGTGACGAGCTTGGCGGTGCTGCTGCGAGACACGTCCTGGCGGCAGCGCAGGACGGCCTGGACGTGGCGGGGGAGCCCGGGACGGGTCAGCATGGCTTCGACCGCCTCGCGCCCCAGGGTGGGTCTCGGGGGCTTGCCATGGCCCGGGTCCAGCATGGGCACGGCGATCTGGTTCTCTTCCAGCCACGCCACGAGTTTGCCCACCTGAGCGCCGGACGTGATCCGGCCATTGGTGAGCCGGTTCAGGCGCGCGTTGATGCGCAGCTTCTCGGCGCCGGACAGGGTGCGCATGCGCTCCACCAGGGGGAGATCCACCCGTACGCCGCGTTGATTGATGTGGTGATCGGCGATGAAGATCTCGTACTCGCGGGGGCTCAACTCCGGGACCGCCCGGTCAAGCTCGCGTTCCGCCGCCACGTCCTGGGCGCAGTACGACACCAGGGCCGCGAACCGCGTCGGGTCGGTCTCGTGCCACCACGTCAAGGGATGCAGGCTCCGGGGCCTCGCGAAGCGCAACATCATATCCCGGGCGGAACTGTCTTTCTGGATGCTCAGCCCCAGCGCGTGGCCTGCCAGTTCGAGGGAAGCGGGCAGGCCGGCGACCAAAGCGCGGGCCATGGTGCAGGACCATTGCTGGAGATAGATCGGCGGGAACCCCAGCGGGACCAGTTTCGCCGCCCAGATATTCAGTTCGAACAAGTAATTATGCGCGACTACCGCGCACATGGAGACAATCGCCGCGCGCAGATCGTCGGGACAGGAACCGCCGGTCCAGGTCTGTATCGGTCCCTGGTCAAGGGCGTAACAAAGCACGGTGACCCGGGTGCTCGGGTCGCTCGCATACCGATGCACGCCCACGACCCGTAGATCGGTCTCGGACGCGGTTTCCAGGTCAATAACCACTCGGGTCCCGGACATGACTCAGTCCAGACTTCGTAATCGCCGCGCGGTGTCTGAAAGGGTATCGATGATCGAGTTGATTTCGTTCATGCGTGGCGAGCCTGGTACCCCACTCTCGGCGGACCTCAGTCTCCGCGTGATATGATCAAGCTGAACCGCTTCTTTCTCCAGGTAATCTTTGTCGAGGTCCCCCACCAGCGCGAGCCCATGCTCGGTCAGGAAAGTTTTCAGTTCCACGAGTGAGACCTTACCGAAGTTAGGTATCCGCAACAACTCAGCGGAGGACCATGCCGTGATCTCTCGCCAGGTCCGGGCGGTTTTTGGGTTCGGGGGGTCCCAATCCGCATAGTATTCGAGATGCGACAACGTATTACGGGTCCGCGTGGTCAGCGTCCCAATGGGGTTAAGCATTCCGTTGGTGTCACGCCAGCTAATTGGCGCATCAGGGTCAAGCTGTTTCATGCCGGCGGTTCCACGGTACGCGGCGGGATGGACGGCTCACCGGTCCAGGCGGCACGCAGCTGCTCGACCAGTCGGCACTCGTTCCATAAGTGAAATACAGGTCCCTGACCCAGGATCTTCATGGCGTCGGGTAAGGACGTGTCCCAGGGAGGGGCACCCTCCCGGAGCGACGCCCGCAGCCCGTGGTGCGCCACCAGCAGGTCATCGATGGCGCGGGCCAGCCTGGGCAGATCGGTGATGATGATCGGGTTCATACTCATACCGTGAGCCCCAGCCAGAGCAATGTCATGGCCAGTATCACCAGGGCGACGACGCCCATGAGGATCTCGTGCATCAGAACGGCGCCTCGTCTTCATCGTCCTCGTCGTAGCCGCCCTCGCCCGCGCCGTACGGGTCGAACTCGTCCTTCGCTTTCTTGCGGTCATCCAGGCGGGGACCGTCAACTCTGCAAATCTGCACGTTGTTGAGGTTGAAGTTCACGCCCTTGTTGCCGGACACGTCGTACGCGAAGGGCCGGACCGTGGCGCGGGCCATCTGCCCCGGCCACACGTCGCCCGGGACCGTGATGTCCTGGAGCCGGGCGTCCACCACGCCGGGGCGATCCTTGCTCCAGGGCTGAATGTATATGCCCCCGACCATTTCCTCGTAGCCCTTGGTTTTCTTGGCCTGGGTGCGGCGGAAGGGTGAACGTATGGACGCCACGAAGTCCTTGTCCCGGGACTTGCCGGCGCCCCACATGTCGTCGATGGCGGCACCCACGGCCTTCCTGAGTTCGAGAAACGCGGGGTCCTTCTGCGCCGCCTGATCAAACAAGAGCGCGCAGCTGAAGCGTGGATCGGCGCCCGGCGCCGCCGGGCGAGCCACGAAAAGATGCGGATACGAAAGCAAGGCGATGGGCGTGCGTACAGCCATGGTGGTCACTCCATTCAGGGTTCCAGATCGGAGAAGCCGGGGGAAACGGAGAAGCGGAGAAGATGGTTACTCGTCGCTCAGCGGATGCCCTCGATGCTCACGCGTTCAGCGACTTCATGTTTCAACCGTGTATGCGCTTCGAGTCGGATAGCTTCCGCGATCAGTTCATCCAGCATGTCGATCACGGTGTCGGTGCCCCACGCGTCAACCGGCAGATGAAGGCGCTCACGGTACTTCCGCCGTCCACACAGCCAGATCGTGAGGTTGCTCAGTTCCTCACTCAACATGTCCGACCTCCTCGAAGTCCAGACCTCCGGGGGCGGTGCGGGCCAGTTTGGTCCCGGAGGATTTGCTCTCGACATAGGGCGTCGCCAGCCGCCACGCATCGGACGATTTACCCACGAGCTTCTCCACCTGCGCGGGGCTGCGCAGTTTTCGCTCCCAGATATCGAAACCGGCCAGGAGCGTTTCGATGGCCGACGTATCACTCCACCGCCGGGTGGGACGCGTCGGTACCTCGGCCCAGCCCGGCACCCGCAGGCCCTCCTTGATACGCAGCAGGCCAAACCCTTTCATCGCCTCGGCCCAGAGCGTGACTTTCTCGGCCAGGGATAAACGCTCCGAGACCACGTCGGCCTCACTGGTGTCGTCGAACTGGGTCCGCGCGGCTTCGCGGGCGGCGTCGAGCAACGCGGGACAGGCGTGCGCCACGGGACAGAACCGGCACCAGGCGCCCGTCACATAGGGCGCGGCGGGGTCCTCGCAGGCGCGCACCGCCGGGATTAATACTTCGGCCACCCACATCGCCACGTCCAAGGTCGTCAGGTCCTGCGACCTGATCTTTTCCGGGTCCCGCACGTTCGGCTGCACGACGGTGAGTTTGATGCGCGAGGGCCACATCCCTTGCTCGGCCAGTTCGGCCAGCACGCCCGCCCCGTAATACATGAGTTGCATGTTATCGGTGACATTGACCAAAACGCCGGAACCATTTTTGTAGTCAACGATCTCCACGAAGTCCTCGGTGTGGAACTGGACATCACAACGCCCGAACATCGTCACGGGCGGCGGTGCCGCGCCAAAGTAACTGTCCAGGAACACGGTCTTCTCAACCCGGGGCGAGACCTTGAGTTCAGCCTGACGGCGCAGGACATACTCCAGCATCACCCGCACACCACCCGTCAGGTCCTCGTCCACGGTGATATCGTAGCCATCGACCGAAACCACGATGCCCTCGTTGCGGCGCAGTTCGCTGAACGGATCACCCACGTTGCCCATTTCGGTGACGGCCTGTTCGAGCAGTGTATGCGCGACGGTCCCCGTGGCGGCATGAATGGTGGGCGCCTTGTGGCGTTCCCGCCGGGAGAGGTTGAAGCTACCGGGACAATGCGCCCAGCGGTCCATGCCCGACGCGCCCAGTTCGGAGTGCGCCGGCAGCGGTTCGTCCTCGATGATGTGCGCGTCCATGCTCAGAGCCCCGGCGGGATCTTGATTTGCAAGGTCCGCGCCAGATCCAGGGACTGCTTCCACAGACCCGGCGCGGCATCCAATGGCAGATCGATGAACTTGGATACCTTGTAGGTCTTCTGGAGCGCCTTCACCGCCTCGGCACCGCCGTTGGCGAAACATTGACGTAACAAAACAATACTCCCGTCCATGCACTCCTTGGGCGTGCGCACACGCTCCACGGGTTCGGGATCTGGTTTGGACGGTAAGGGCGCGTCTTCGGTGTCATCACCAAAAGGATCGCCCGTACCAGGACCAGCGGAGCCAGATCCCAGAAGCGGATCATCGACCTCGGCGCCGTTGGTGGTCCCGGCGGCTTTGGCGTCAGCCTCGGCCTTCTCCCGGGCGGCACGGCGTTCGGCGGTGCGGTCCCGGACACGTTTGGGCGGGGCCTGCGTTGTTGATGCCAATGGCTTCGGGGCCACCGGAGCGGGCTCGTCATCCAGTTCCAGGTCATCCCCGGGATCAGGTCCCGGCTCGGGCGACAGCACGGTGGTGGAAACGCCACGCTTACTCAGTTCAGTCGCGAGATATGAAAACGTGTCCAGCACGCGCCCGGCCTCCCCAGGGCGTGTCGGATCGAAGGTCAGACTAATCGTCGCCGTGATACCGTCAGACATGAACTCTCTCCGTTTTCTCGGTTTCGTATATTTCCAGCAGTTCACTGGCTTTTCGTCGGAAAGCCCGCATGATCCGTTGATCCAGCGAGCCCGGCGCGTAGAGGAAACTGGCGATCACCGGGCGGGCCTGGCCCATGCGCCAGGCGCGGGCGATGACCTGGTCGTTCTCGCCGGGCACCCAGCTGGGCTCGACGATGCCGATGTGGGATGCCGCCGTCAGCGTGATCGCGGTCCCCGCCGCCTTGATCTGTCCCACGAAGACGCGGGTTTCGGGGTTGTCCTGGAACCGACGCACGGCGTCATCGCGATCCGCCGTGGACGTGGCCCCCGTTATGGTGACGGGATTGAAGTCCAGCAACAGACCCGCCAGCGTCTCGATCACGTTGGTGTGCCATGCGAAAAGCAGGATTTTATCAACGCCCGTGGATAACTTTTCCCTGGCCCACTCGGCGGCGGGAGCGGCTTTGGCCTCGCCCAGTAAACGCCGCAACGTCGCCAGATGGGTCTCGCTGGAACGCAGCGTGTCGGGCAGGGCTTCCAGCGGGACCAGCATGAGAAGATCGATCTGGTCCCGCTGGGACACATGCCAGGACGGGCCGGCGGTCGAGGACATGACCAGGGGCACGTCCTCGACCTGTAGCGGGGGTAACTCTTCGAGTACGTCCCGCCGTCTTCGGCGTAACAGGACCGGCGCGAACGCCTTGCGTAAAACGTCCTGGCCCTGAGACCCATGAATGCTCCGACCCCAGGTGCCGTCTGTATACCGGGTATATCGTTCCTCGAAGTCCGCCTGGCCCAGGGGCTTGCCCTCGTGGGTGAGCAGATCCGGCCAGAAGGTTCGGTAGTGCGGGAACAACTCCCCGGCGTGGTTCGGCGTCGGCGAGCCGGTCAGTAACAACACCCGGTCCGCCGTGGACTGGATGCCCCGATGGGTGAACCGATCACCATAAATGGCCCGGGTGCGATTGGATGAGCCCTCCTTAAGATAATGCGCCTCGTCCAGGACCAGAAGATCCCAGCGGCGTTCCCGCAGGGGACCCGCCCAACGCTTCATGGTCGCGCCGTGGCTGAACGTGTCATAACTCAGGATAAGTATGATCTGGTCGTCCAGCAGGCCACCGGGAAACGCGTTGTGTCCCGGCACCCGGGTGAAGTGCGCCATCTCGGGCCAGAACTTCCTGATCTCCAGGGGCCATGAAACGCGCCCTATGGCCGGCGCGATGATCAGGACACGCTTCGCGTCCCGGGCCTTGGCCACCAGGATCGCCATCAAACTCTTACCCAACCCCGGATCGTCGGCCAGCATCGCCGCGCGGTGTCCCGCTCGGGCGAGCGTGTCAACCTGGGTGTTGTGTTCGGTGTTTGGGGACAACGCGTCCAGGACAAACTTCACACCATCCAGCTGGTAGGGTCGAGGCGCCGGGGCAGGTCCCTGTTTCGGCATGGAAAACCTCGATCCTGGAGGGTGAAGCCGGAAGAGCGTGTCGAGCGGGTGTCGTGTCCCAACCTTACGAGTGTTGTGTTTCCTGTCAAGCTACTTGTTGGTCTGAACTCCATTTGAGTCCGCGATACGCGATCAGAGCAGCCTCGGCCCGACCATCGTCGCGGACCCTGGAAAACAATGCCGCGTCACACGGGAACATCCGCATGGCCATGGCCCGCGCGCCGTGTTTGGCGGCGTCCAGGCCCAACCCACGCTTCCAGGTACCGGGTGTGATCAGATGGACGGGCACGTCCAGCGCCGCCAGCACACCCAGGACAACACCGTACCCCTGACCAAACGTGAACATGGAGGACACACCCTGTTTGGGCATGGCGTGGACTTTCTCGACCCAGGCCATGTCGGGGCGCCATGCCCGGATCAGTTCGGCCAACAACACGGGGACAACCTCACGCCGTGTCCCGGTCCCCGACTTCGCCACCGGCATGTCCCGGACCTGAAGCAGGTCCAGACTGCTCTCGATCATCGCGAAAGCCCCGTCCAGGCCAGGGTCAACGCCCAGCACCCGCACCGGTCAGACCGCCGCCACGCCGGACACGCGCCACGGTGGGTTCGCCACGACACCGAAAGGGTCCCCCTCGTCCACCAACAACTCGCCCAGCGCGAAACCCTGTTGGGTCATCACATGGATGACCGGGACAACCCACGCGGATGACACGGTCTTACGTTGTCTCCACATCTGCACCTGGGCATAAGACAACGCCTCGGTTGGTTCGTTGCGGCGCAACAAATCCAACAAAGCGGTTGGCCCGCCCACGGCGTCGAACACGTAAGCCACGTCCAGAGTAAGCATTTCAACAACTTCCCCGGTCAGTGTCGGCATAATGTCGCCTAACAGACACATACATGTAGGGGAACACAACCGCTCCGTCCACCCTGTTTCGGCGTAACAACCCAACAAAAATCAGACCGGTCGGGGTATCCTGTCCGCGTTTTGGCGTTGACAACACAACGCCCATGTTGTTTTGTCCCGTGGACAAAACGACAGGGGCCGAGCGCGACTCGGGCCATGTCCAATGTCCGTGACCCACCCCGCTGCTCCGGCTCCCCCGAAAGGACCACGCCCCATGGCCGCCACCAGTCTTCATAATCCACCGTCTCCCCCGCCCGAAACGCCGCCGCTGCCGGAACTGGAAAGGTTCCGCGACAACCTGATCAAGGCCATGGCGGCGAAACGCATGTCGGGGTCCGACGTGACCCGCGCCGTGTGGGGTTCCAAGACCGACGCGCGGGGCCGTGTCGTGGCCCGCAACCGGGACCGCATGACCCACTACCTCGCCGGCACGAGCTACCCAAGGCCCGAGACGCTGGCCAGGCTGGCCGAGGTCCTCGACCTGGACCCGAAGGACCTGGAGCGCGATGCCCTGGGCGTCCTGCCCAACGGAGTGACGAGCCTGCCCGTGTACCGCGCCGCCCACGCGGCGCCGGGGCCACGGCACGACACGCCCGCCTTTCAGTTCCGCCTGAACAAACGGGGCCGCGTGCTGTTCAGCTACTCGGTCGAGGTCGATACCGAGACAGCGGTGCGCCTGATGGACGCGATCCGCGCGGTGGACCCGACGCTGGAAGGCGACATCCCCGGCAACGGCAACGGCGATGGTGACGACGACGACATGCCGGAAGACTGACGCCGTTGGCCACCGAACTGCTTACGCAACGCGAAGCCGCCGCGTTATTACGCTGCGGCATTTCCAAAATACAGGCGCTGCGCCGCTCCGGCGCGCTGCCATACCTGCCGGGACGCCCGGTGCTCATACGTGAACAGGATGTCGAAACGTGGCTATCAGAACACATCATATCAGCAAGCCGACACGCAGCCCCCGCCGCCCCGGCGAAAGCCCCGACACGTGGACGGTTCGCAACGCGTATCTCTGGCAAAAACCAACGGGACGCTGGGTCATCCGCTACACCGACATCGTGCCCGGCGCCGAAGGCGGTCCCGCCGATCACCGCACCAGCGAACAAGCCTGCTACACCACCGACCGAGGCGAGGCCGAGGATAATTTCACGGTCTGGAAAGCAAACCGGCTGACGCCCAGGCAAACCCGCGCGAGCGCGCCGATCACGTTCGAGCGGCTGGCGCGCGACTACGTGGCGACGACCGGGACCCAGCGCCTGACGAAGGCCCAGGACCACACCGTGGGTAAACTCATCCAGACCCTGGGGCATCACCCGGCGGATCGCGTGACCGAGCAGGTCCTGGCCGGCATGCACCGGGACATCCTCGCCCAGGGATGGTCGCAGGGCACCGCGCGGCGGCACCTGAGCGTGGTGCTCACCGTGCTCAACTGGGGTGCCAGGAACAAACTCATCTCACGCGACGCCGTGCCCTTCTACCAGATGCCCCCGGTGACGGCGCCCCGGAACTACACGCTGACAGCCGAGGAAGACGCCCGGGTGTTCGACCTCGCGGCGGACTGGCTGGCGCGAAACGACGAAGTGAGCCGGCGCGTCGGGCTGTTCGTATGTCTGGCACTGGACAGCGGGCAGCGCCGGGACGCGATCCTGGAACTGGTCTGGGAGCGGATCGACCTCACGCCGGGGAGCGAGTTCATGGATTTCGTGAACCCAACGTATCAACCAAAGAACAAACGCCGCTGCGGGGATGTTTTCATCACGGAACGGTTGCTCGGCGTGCTCAAACAGGAAGCGTTCCGCGCCCCCAGGCACCAGGGCAAAGCCACGGGAGCCTTGTTCCCGAGCCATCGCCTGATGGACGGCTTCGACCGGTTCAAACGCGAGGCGAAGTTACCCAGGCTGACACCGCATGTGTTCCGGCATACGTTCGCGACGTTAAGGATCAAGGCGGGCTGGACGATATCGGACGTGGCGCATGTCCTGGCCGACAACCCGATGACGGTGAACCGGGTCTACACCCACAACGCCGGCCATAGCGTGCGCGACAACGCGCGCCGCATCGAGGCCCTGCGAAACAACCCCGCCAGCCACCGCGCGGCGTGAACCCGGAGTATCAGATCATGCGTAACACCATTCTTAAAACCATCGCCGCCGTCATCGTGGCGCCCGTGCTCGCCCTGCTGATCGCGTTCATCCTCACCAGCCTGGAAGGGGAATACCGTGTCAAAACGCGCGAGGAGATGATCGGCTGGCTCGCCACGGCGGTATTGTACTGGCTGTTCTTCACCGGGCGGCTCGCCTGGGTGTTCCGCCGCGTCGGGCAACGGGAGGGCTGAACCATGGACGATGCCGAGCTGATCCGCCGCTTCGACGCGCTTACCGCGTTGATGACCACCCAGACCGCGATGATGAACAACCAGCATGAGCGCCTCATCGAGCGCCTCAACGGTCTGGCCCGCGACTTCCAGAACACCAAGGGTTTCCTGATCGAGGACGCGCTGGTACTGGGCCGGCGCATCTCCAACATCGAGAACCGGCTGGACGATGACGACACCGCGCACCCTGAATGATCCGCCCTGGGGTCCCACACCCCTCCCGCCGGGCGTGAGTAGACGCAGAAACGCCCGGCGATTGACACCGCCGGGCGTTAAGTCCCGACGCACACCCCTGCGCGGCGGAAATACGGTCCTGCAACCCCAGGCATACGCCCGGAAAGCGAAGCGAACTTAGGATCTGACCGCGCGCCGCGCAAGCACGATGTTATTTTCGCATTGTCGCTTTTACCGGCTTGACCCCTGGCACGGGGAGTCGGAGGGTGCGTGTCCCGCGCGACCAGCACGTAGCGCGGGACACTGAAACCTTCTGATCCCGACAGAAAGGAGCGCCCTTCGGCGTTTATCCCAATGCCCCAAAACACGCCCTTCGTCAACGCCAACTTCTGGTCCCGCGTCGAGGTTTGCTCAGTCCCGGTCCTGGGACAGGACGACAAATACCGAGCTTACTGGAACACCCGCCCGGCCAGCGAGTGCCTGCACACGCTCAACCCGGACTGGAATAATTACTTCTGCGTGTCGCTCATGGACACGCCCGGCGTCCGGCGCAAGGCGAACTTCGTGGCGCTGCATGTCCTGGTGGTGGACGATGTCGGCCCCAAGGTCGATCCCGATAAAGCCCGGACACTGCTGGGCGAGCCCAGCTATCAACTGGAGACCTCGCCAGGCAACCAGCAATGGGGCTACATCCTCGACCCGCCGATCACCGATATCACGCGCGCCGAGGCGCTAATAAACAACACCATCAAGGCGTTGGTGGGCGACGCCCCGGACCCCGGCATGGCCGGCGTCACGCGGCTGATGCGCCTGCCGATGGGAAGCAACACCAAGTACACACCCGCTTTCAGGTGCCGCATGGTCGCAGCGAAGATGGACACACACGATCCGGCGGATCTGGAGCGGAACCTGCCCGTCCAGGGCAACACCGGGGTTCAGATCTCCGAGCCCGAACCCTTCGACCCGTTCCAGGCCGGGGCCGCGCCTGTCCCGGGACCAGGACCGGCGCCAGGACCGAACCGCCGGGCCGTGGACCCCACGCTCGGGGCGATGCGCAAGCTGGGGCTGGTCCTGGGCAACGAGCGCAAAGCCTCCCAGGGCACGGGCTGGGACGTGCGCTGCCCCTGGGTACATGAACACACACCCAGCACCGCCCAGGACACGGGCACGATGTATTTCCGGGGTGGTGGCTTCAAATGCTGGCACGGGCACTGCCAGGACCGGAAACCCGAGGACGTGCGCGCCCGGGTCAACCAGCTGCTCAGCGACGAGACCGGGGGGCTGTTCAGTATCGATGACTTCGATCCCTCGAAGTTCGACGCGGTGGACCCGGACAC